TTTTTAGTTTCTCCATTTTATTTGTTTATTATTATTTAATAATTCACTGGGTTTGAGACAGTTTTCCATTCCCTTTGAGAGCTTTTATCGCCCATCAGATATATCGTGGGTAGGATAAGGGGGCGTTTATACCAATTACCTACTAGTACCAGTATTGGACTAGCCCCACTGTCTCAAACACAATGAACTATTGGCTTATTATTTTTAATTTTCCACATTTACGACATTTTTTTTGTTGATATGTTCTACCCCATCCACCAAGATATTCCCAATCGTGGAAACACCCAAATATTTTTTCTAAAAATTTTATCATTGGTTTCTTATGTATTCTTTTGGGTTAAAATCTTTGTTTCATCAACCCAGAATTGCCACCATTTTATTCCTAATTTTTTCCGTATATTCCACCAATATTTCTGCGAAGTTCCATCACTAACTAAAAGGGGTTCACCAAATTCTTTCATTTCAAAATCAATCCGCCTTAATTCTTTTTGTACTAGATAATCATTTATCATAATGTTTTCACAAATTCACTCTGCCTCTTATGTATTCTTTTGGGGGGTTAATCTTCATCTTCAACATCACAATCTTCGGGATTATCCATTAAACAATCTCCATTTAAGACACAATTTCTGCACTTTTTTTCTTGATGCCACATACTAATTTTCTTCAATAAACCTCTCGCAGTCAATTTTCGACCTAAACTTTTTTAAACCCTTCTGCTCTTGGTAAGTCATTAACATAGGCTTCTGCAAGTTCCCGAATAGAGAACTCTACTAATACATTACTACCTAATACTTCTGTTTTGCCACGAATTAGTTTTTGGTATTTTATTACCTCCCAATTCTTTTTGTCGTGGTTGTATTTTATCATTAGGTTTTTCATTGTGGTTTAATTTCACTGAAAGATGTTTGGTAAAGTTTTATATCCTTATATCTCGGTTCTTCTTTTTTTTGTTCAATATCTCGTTCTGCTTTTGCTAGATTTTCATGATTATTTTCCATATAAAACCAGTAACCGACCACATATTCTGTACGCTTTTTTTGTATTTTTTCTTTTTTCATAATTATTGATTTTTAGCATCTTCTTTACTTATACCACAGCGATAACAATTATTTTCTTTATTAAACCAATGTCTTTTCCAATTACGACCCCAAGAAGAACATCTATCACCAATACATATAAAAAATTTATTTCTTGAGCATTTTTTATTTCTTATAAGTATATTTGGCTTTCCTTTTTCCATGTTTATATGTGGGGGTTAGTTGATGTTCCAATAAGACCCATATCAAAATACGATACTTCTTCTAATGCTTTCAATAATTTTTCTTTCTCATACATATCTATAAGCCCATTTATACAAAAAACAATTCCGATTATTATTATTCCTAAAATTATTATTTTTTCTTTTTCCATAATTTTAATTCAGTTACTTTCCCTAAACCATAAACGACTATTATAAATGGTATTGCGATGATTGCTAGGATTGAGGCTGTTATTATTTTAAGCATTTTATTTAAGATAACTTGTATGATAAATTCCATCTTCAACTAATAATGCTTCTGTAATGCTTTTCTTAGGGATAATTCTTTCTAAGGCGAGCCAAGTTTTTATTTCTATATAATACACCATTTTTCTTTTTCTAGGCTCGTAAAACATCACTACCACATAAGCTCTAGTATTCCTTATTAGAAAGCAGTCAAACGGCTTGGGTTGTGTATAGCCAAAATTTAACCCTCTGCCTATAGTCTGGTCAGCTATCTTGTGATATACACCATCATCACTTTGTGCGTTTAGCAATGCTTCTCGTTGATGTGGTTGTACTGCGTCAAACCTTACACTTCTGCTTTTGGTTATCTTCAACTCAAACACACCTTCTTGTGTGTTGTTTTTGCCAAATTCAACTTGAAAACTTTTTTCCGAATATGCCATACTTCTTATTTAATCTTTCTCTTTTTAATAAGTAATTCTCTGCTTTGCTTATTCTTCTTAGTTCTTCAGTTGTAGCACGATTCAAGGCGATCCATTCGTTTATTTCTTTATCCAATAGTCCAGTGTCCTGAAACATATTTACGCTGTGGTGTTTTTCACATAGCTTGATTATCGCCCATGCTTCGTCTAATTGTCTGCCAGCATAGATAATAGAATGTTCCCAAGTTATGCACCCCTCGCAATCCTTGTTAGCTCTAGCACATACATTTGGTTCTTCTTGTAGTATTGCTTTAACTTTTGGGCTTATTGGTCTCATTGTTGGTTATATTAATTTTTCCTTAATAACATTGATATACTTTTCAATACTACGCTTGTAGAACATATCAAATTCTAGCCCCGTTTTGTTTTGTTGCCAATAGATAAATAAAGTATTTCTCAATCTTTGACTGGGGGTTTTTGTGTCTATGTCCTTATCAATTACTTCTGGTATTTCAAAATCTTCTTCTTTCATGGGAATTTCTTTGAAAGCTGTCCAGATAATTCCGTCAACATCTTTCAGTTTGAACAGCTTTGCAATATCTTCTGGTGGTAGTTCTTGTGTGTCTATCTGTATTCTAATGCCTTTGTCTGACATGGTTAAGACTTTGGATATTTGTGATTGTGCTTGAAAAGTCATTAGGCGAAAGGAATGTCTCCTTTAACTACACTTTTAATCTTCTCTGGGTCAATCCCTGCTATCTCTACTAGCTTATCAAAGTCATTAGGAATACACATTTTATCTAAGTCTATGTCCGATTCTTCAATCATTTTCTTTTCTTCGTCTGTTAGGGGTGTTTTATTTGGTACTCCTAATGCACTATATTTTGTTTCTTTACCTTCGCCAGTTTTTGTTACCTTAATATCATACTGCGACAAATCTCCCCAATCTTCGTCATGTGCCATAGCCATTATGATTTTGAATAACATTATACCTTGCTTCAATACTCCTAATTTTCCTGTTTTTCTATCTATTGCTAGTGCAAAAAATTGAACACCCACCTTTTTCATTTTTTCACTTGTTCCAGCCAAACATAGGGGACATTGTGGTACTTCTTCGTTAGTTCCGTTAGTTTCATTTTCCCAATTCTTTTGGGCTGTTGGGCATATAGGGAATCTCCAATTATCTCCAACCTGAAAGCCATGCTGTTTTACTCCTTTAATACCTGATACAATCCTGTATCTGTTATCACTACCAGCGTCTATTGGTAAAAATATACTATCGCTTCCTACTTTTTTCATTGTCTCTTGTGTCATGTCCATGTTTTTATTGATATTTAACTTCATCTAATAATCTTTCGTCTTGTTCGTGTCGCATAGCATAGAGTTCCTGTTTCATATCTTCGCTACGCAGTTTTGCTTCTTCCCTTTTTTCGTCTTCAAAATCGTCATTTAATAGTTTCACAAGGTTTTCTTTTGTTGGCATTATGTCGTTTATGTTCATTTTTTTTGTTGAGCTACCCGATAATCTATAACTTCAAATTGCTGTTCCATTGTTAGGCCTGAAAACATTTCTACTTCTCTTGCGTCAGTCATGTCTGCTCCGTCTAACATAGCTTGTCGGTATTTTTTTGCTTTTTCTTTTATTGACATAGAATTATACTTGTTAGCTTATTGATTACGACCATAGAGCCTGCGTTTATTGCTATTGAGGTTATGAATAAAATCCAGAGGGTCGCCCTTAGTACATTTACGCTTGGTTGTTCTTTCATTGTTAGAATTTTAAGTCTTGCGACTTTCTCGGTTCGACATCCGCTAAAGTGAAGATGCCGAACTGAAAACTTTAGCTTTTAATAATCGGTTAAGGGGTAGTGATAATTACATTTTTTAAGTTAAGAATTTCCCTACCCCATATCAGTAAACCCTTTCGGGCTGTACACAGAGAGTCGCTTGTGAGTTTACCTATAAAGGATAATTCCTTTACCTAGTTTCTCATGCCCGATATCTCCAGTACATCTTAATACTATGCTTTATTTACATAAGTGTCAATACCCTTGTGGATAACTATTCTACCTTTTCCAAAATCTTATAAATCCTTTGTCTTGATAGCCCGATTATCTTTGCAATCTGTGTTACTCCAAATCTTTCGGCTTTCAGGGATTTTGCTATGTTTCTTATAAATGGTCTTAGTATTCTAAAATGTACTTTTGAATGACACGACATACATAAAAAAATAAAATTATCTTGTGTATTATTTCTTTTATCCATATCAGAGTGATGCCCTTGCAAATCTTTTACTGAACCACAAAAAATACATTTTTTATCTGCGACAAAATCTTTTCTTTTCCTCCTACCAGACTCTTTACTTTTTTGATTTTCCCTTTTATATAAACAAGGGAAACAATAAACAGCATTTCCTGCCCTTTTTGATATATCTTTACCACAAGTCCTACACTCTCTTTTATTTTTTATCATAATTTCAGTATATACCTATTTACAAAGTTGTCAATACTTTCGCAAATTCTGGTTAGTTCTTGTCAAGTCCTTATCGGATCTTCATATCTTACTCCCATAATTAAATATCTAAGTGTTCTTTAATGGTTAAAATGTGCCTTTAATCGCTTGAGGTTTGCCTTAGACGGGTTTTTCCCTTTTAGTTGATATATTCATTGTCAGAGCCTTTTTCGGTGTTACAAGTCTTGTGGGCTAATTGTAGATTTGCCATGTATTTATAATATTCCTTATTTTTTAATCTACTTCTTGGTATTTTGTGGTCTATGTTTAGATTTATTTTTTTTCTTGCAAACGATGACCTTTTATGAAATTTTACTGAATCCATCCACTCTTGGTATTCAGCCCATTCTTTTGTTAGCGATTTTTTACATATGCCACATTTTAAGCCATCCCTTTCTTTTAGAAAAAAATATGTTTCTGTCTTTGCCATGTCTTATTGGTTATTTCTTAAATCTAGTACATTACTTAGTTTTCTAATAGTTCTTAAATCTATGTCGCTTTTTACTATTGCGAATTTTCCTTTGTAATAAAAAGGATTTTTACGAATCCCCACAAAAGTAAAAAATTCAGAACAACTTAAAATTTCCATTTCTTCCTCTTTTGTGAATACTTGAATTATATCTTGCATCTTCATGTGTTTGTTTCTTTTAGGTGAATAATGGGGGGTTACTTATTTTCTTTATAAAATGCTTTTGCGAATCCTTCTGGGGTTATACTTCGTCTTTCTTGTCTTGTTAATTGCCCGAATTTTTCTGGGTGAATATCTTTACTTTTCATATAATCAAACTTAGGCAATTTTTTTATATCAGCTTCGCACCATTTTACTGGTTCTTTGAAATTTCCCCATAAGGCAGTTTCTTTTTTATAATTGTCGCCAAAATCATACGGATTAAATACAAACGCTGGCTTTCCTAATAGCTTCGGTAAAAATCCTCTTGCTGGGTTTTCCAAAGCCCAAAACTTTAGTGGTAGCGTCTTTTTTCCTGTGCTTTGGGTTATTTCCATACAAGACCAGATAATATCAAGACACATTCTTACACATTTCATTCCTTCTTCTAAATCTCTTGGGGTCTTGGCTTTGGTTCTTGCAAAACTAAACATTGTACAAGGTGGCGCGGCTAATATTCCGTAAACTTCATCTTTGGCAACTCTCATCATTTTTACGCCCCTAAATTCAAAAGTTTCTGGTTCAAACACAGTTTCTAGTAAATCATAATTTGGTAGGGTTATTGTTCTTACATCGTAGCCGTTGTCTTTGTATGGTTTTGACCAAGCACCAGTTCCGCCACATAAATCTAAAATTACTTTCATTTTGTTTATTACTTTATTTATTTTAATGGGGAATTACATATACATATCTACTACACTTTGTTTAACGATTGTTTTTTCACACGAAGCACATAGAGAAGCCATTTTTAAGTCTATGTTAAATATCTGTTCTGTTTTTCTGCCACACATTCTGCAAACACCCTTTTCGCATTTTTTTAACCATTTATCAACGTGCTTTCTTCTTTTATCGTAATAATCTTGGTCTTTCATTGTAAATTTTTAATTAGCTTTTAATTTCCCCATATTTCTTCCCCTGTTAGTTCTTCTGATAATTTTTCGTGGTGTTCGGTTTCCTTCTCCTTAGCGAATTTTCCTATATCATAGTAATACTTAACTTTTAGGTACTGTGAATATTTTGTTGGGTTTACCCTGTAGGAATAGTCTGATAGTCCAGTTTCTTTGCCTGTGATTTTTTCTTCTAGGGTTATTATTTTATTATCAGCCAAGTATTGTAGTTCTTTTCCTAGGGGCAAAAATATTCTTTCTTTCCCTCTTACAGTGGTTGTTTCTAGTAAGGGGGCGAAGTCTTGTTTTAGTTTTGTTGAGTTCATAGGTTTATAATTAAATTTCTCTTTTCTATTGCATTTGCATCATCTGATAAATGCCACAAAATTTCATAACATTTTTCCTTCTCAATTTCTTGGTCAAGACATACATAAATGAGATATTTTTCTTGTATGGTGAGTTCCACAAGATTATTGTTATATTTTTCTGGTGTTTTTGAAAAAAATAACTTATCTACCTCAAAACCAACACCGAAACCTAAGCCGAATCCAATTAACGCTATTGATACTAATACTACAGCTACGCTATTCATTGTTTTTTAATTTTTTTCTAATAGTGTTTCTTTTACAGAATTATAAAAATCCATATATTCATCACTACTCATCTGTGGCATTTCATACAGTTCGTCATAGACAGCAATTTCTAGACATTTTTCAAGCTGTACTGTTCTAAATCTAACATTACTTCTACAATCGCATATTTGTTTTTTTAATTCATCTCTTTCGCCCATTATAAATCCGATAGCCAAAAATGATGTTACTATAACTAATACTAATGCACATATAATCAATTCTTTCATAATTTTATTTTTCAATTTAAGCCATTAACTGTATTTCAATTCCATCATCGTATTTATCCAATAAATCAACCAAAATTTTTGCCTCTTTTCCTATTTCATCATTTTTGTTTGTTAATCCCAGAAGAAAATCATATAAGCGTATAGACTTATCGTTCATATAAAATTCGGAGTCTTTGTTTATGTATGTTGGTTCTGAACCCAAAGAGCCGTCATGTTCCCAAATTAGAGGTGCTAAAATCCATTTGATGGCATAACCAATATTTTTGTTTTTACTTATTGTGTTGTAATAAAGATTTGTACTCATCTCAAATTCTTAATTATCCCTAATAAATACCTCACCGACCTTACTTTACTTGCTTTGCACCGCCTAAACGCCTCCCTCAACTTTTCAAGATTATGCTTATACGGCAACGACCAGATTAACCCTTTTTGCTTTTCCCCGAAGTAGGCGATCATATCCAAACAAAGTTCTTGGAATTGGTGGTCTATTTTCGGGCCTTTTTTTTCTTTGTATGTTTCTATGTTTAATTGGATTTGGTGCATTTAATTAACATTCAAAAATATAATGAGTTCTTTTAGAATCATCAGCACATTTTACTGGTGCTACTTCTTTTCTTTCGTCTTTTTGCCAATTATTTACTGTTCCTGCTGGGTTTGATTTTTGTAACCAATCTAAGGCTTCGTCATAAGTTCCTTCAGAACATACTTGAGCATTTAACAAACCTACTTTCATTAAAATATGTTTTTTCATAATATTTACAATAAAAAATGGATTACCGACTGACCAAGTTCGCAAAAACTAAATCGGTAACCCATTCCTAATAATAAATTGTTTTGCGATTTGATCATATATTTAGATTAGCATTTTTTCCTTTAGTTGTCTATTTGAGTTATACACATTTCCAATTCCAAACATCTTCGCCAAAATTTTCCTTGAAGTATTTGCCGTCTTGTTTCTCTTGTCGTACCCACTTAGCCAAAAAATCTACCCTTCTATTTCTTTCTACACGACAAACATATCCCTCAACTAAATCAATCGCACCATGCCCAGATTTTTCAATTCTTTTTAAGATATGTTTGTGTTCCATTGGTCGTCCATAACTTATAAGATTTGGTGTAATAAATTCGTAATGCAAAACTCTTTCCAAAAAATCAAAATAGGTTAGCCGTTCCGTTTCCCTCATAATATCAAAAACAACAAAAGGTTCGTGTGGTAAATCATATCTAGTGCCGTGTGCCATAGCCAACCATTCGCCCACAATTCTTTCGCCCTCAAATAATAAATCATCAAATCTTTTGTAATTTTCTAAAACCCACTTAAAAAATAGTTGATGTTGTTCGTATTTAGATGTACTTGCAATATACCCAGCTCTAGTAAGTGGTAATATTTTCCCTTCAACTTTTGCCACAGCACAATTTGATCCGTCCAATTTTTCCTGTATAACGATAGTATCGTATTTATCTCTTTCCTTTAGTAGACAAATTTTAGCTTGTCCGTCTGTAACTTTGTGATCGCCACTACCAAGTCTGCTATGTGGTAAATGCCCGATACTTCCGTATGCTTTTCTTCCTAATGGTTTATTCATAGTTTTAATGCCACATTCTTTTTAGATTGCTGTCTTCTTCCCCTTCTAATATCTTCAAAAGTTCTTGCACGCTTCTGTAAATTCATCGTCTAACCTTTCTTTTAATTTATCGCTCAAAAATATATCTGTGTTCTTTGCCCCGTGTCCGTACTTGTCGTGTAGACTACCATGACAAGTCCAACACAAGGGGATTAGGTCGCTGTCTTTTTCGTGTCCAAGTCTTTTGTAATTCTTGTGGTGCAAACAAATCTTATAAGTGGCTTTACAGGCTTTGCACTCTTTCTTGTGTCTTTTATAATAGCTTTTTCTAATTTTTTTCCATAGACCTGATTTTATGTAAGTTTTGTAGTTTCCTACTTTCGGTTTTTTACTTTTTCTTTTCTTCTTTTTAATTCTGTTTCTTAGTGCCTTTATTAAATACTTACTTGGTTTCTTAGGTTTCCAAACAAAACTACAAGGTTCTAACTTAACTTTGTTTTTCTTTATACTGCGTTTAATACAGTCAAAAGTTTCTTTTTTTAATAATTCTTTTCTTATAGACATATTGGGTACACCTCCCCCTTTCCCCGTTACTAACGGAACTACCTCCCTCCTCCCCTCCCATTACCGCAGTCTGACTTGTTACTCTCTGTTCGTGGTTAGCCTCACCCTGCAAATCTTGTTGCAGTCAAAGGTGTTTAAAATAAAGTCTGCGTACAAAGGTCGGGTTGTCGGTCGCCTATATTCTCTATAGATTTTATTTAAGCTCGCTCTATTAACTGATACAGGTCAGCCCTCTTACGAGAAAAAAATTAAACGCAAAAAACCGCCCAATTATGAGCGGTGCTTTGCTTTGTATTGTACCAAAAACCAACTTTCAAGACGATACTAAAAAACTGATTTTTGGCTTGATACAATACATTCATAATTTAAGTATATACCCTATTTTGAGAATTGCAAACACCAACTGTTGATAACTTTGTAATGAGTCAGCGTTAATAAGAATTTTATGGGCGTACTGTAACTCATTTAACAAAAAAGCCACAGGCGAACCTATGACCTTTTTCCTGAAGATGAATTTATAATAGCATAGTTAATGCCCTAAGTCTTAGAAAAAAGTTTTAATGATATACAGGTAGCGAACTCCTTTTAAATCATTGGGACTTGATAAGTACATTCCATAAATGAAGCATACTACTTCTCAACCCTTGTTTATTCTTGGGGCAAGTTGCTATCTTGCCTCGCAGACACTCTAACTGTGTCAGGTTTTTTTCTAAGACTTAACGCACTAAGGGTGACATTTCGTTAATTAAAGCGAAATGCCGTCCTTAACGCATTAAATTATGTTTTCAAGTTTTCTAACCAATTCTTCTTCAGCTTCATCAATTTCATCTATCACCACATATCTGGCACGCCCATTATCTGATAGTCTTGCGAGTAATAAATGTATCATTTCATGTTTAGCTGTTTCTTTTACAGCTTCTGGTGTTAATTTTCTAATCTCATCATCCCATTCATCAGTAAAATATATTGTTGCATTTCTTCCAAGAGTATTTGAGTAACAAGTTGCAAATGTATCTTGACTATGGGCTTGATGTGTAAAATATACTTTCCATCCTCCTAACTCAAATCTTTTTAACCATTTTTCACATTCGCTTTTGAAAAGCTGAAAATCCTTGTTAGTTGTTTTCATAAAATCCCTAAATAAAAGAATAAATCAATCATTCCTGCTGAAAAAATACCAATAGCAATGCTGGCTGTTATTAGTAGGGAATAGGTTGTTATTGTTTTTAGCATAGCTGACTGCAACAAGATTGTTGTTATCCGTTAATACTTTGTTATTAGTTAATAATAGCAAATTTTTTGTGTTTTGTCTATGTGTGGTTTTTATTTATTTTCGCATATTTTTCACACTCCTCGCATTGTTCTGTGGAATCAACACATTCCGTTGGTTTACTATTCATATGTCCGCAATTTTTATATGGACATTCCCACTCTGTTATTTCATTTACTTCAGCTTTTTTCATTTTTATATTTCAAATTAAAATCATTGAGTCAATAAAGAGCCAGTTCTAATGTCATAAAGTTCACCATCAACCCTACAAAACGCCCACAAATCATTTCCCATCGTAACAACTGCACCACCTTTCTCTGTACACTCATTTCTTTTTTCTGTCATAATTTCAGTATCTATTTCCTCTAATAGGTTGTCTAATTTAGTTTCAATGGTTGTCAGTCTATCCACCCTTGTTATCATGCCACGCATACTATACCCAACCCAACCTAGTTGCATTGCAGTTAATAACACAAGAATAAGAATTGATTTTGTTATTGTTATTTTTTTTTCCATAATATTTAATTTACCTAATAAAAAAGGCTCACAAGTCCTGCGAGGAATAGTGAGCCATAGGTTCGCAGGACTATTCTTATAATACAGGAATGGGGGACTTAAATCAAGCCCCCCGTGTCCGATAACCGTCAGACTTGCGGAATGTCTAATGACATTATTTACGCTTTATCAGGTGATTATTAGGTCGATCTAGGAGTGTACAGCTCCCAAACTAATTTTCCCTGATTAGGGCTTTATGAAGCCCACATTTGCACCTTGTGGACTTACAAAGACCTGTTCCCTACCCTCTTGTGGGTGTCGCTATTCTTGAAAAACAGACGGGGGAGTGGGTTTTAGTGATACATGGTCAAAGAGGGGATTGAAAGAACCCTCTCAATTTACTACTCACATATTCAATCTTATTTTCTCTTGTAAGGCATTGTCCGTTAATTAAAATCCTTTCTTTATAATAGACATATTCAGCTCCAAGTGCCACTATATGTCCGATATGTGGCAATTCTAAGTCTAATAAAATCAGCCCTCCCACGAAGGGAAAGCTGTTAGGTTCTAAGTATGATGGGTCTGGTATTCTAGGAAAAGTATGACCAAGTTCACGCATTAGGGCAACACAACTGCAAGTCATAAGTTCCCTATCATTTAGAATTTCCAAAGCATATTCTCTAGTAGTTGTTGAAAGTCTGTTTAGCCAGCCTTTATGGTTTGGCATATCATAGGCTGATTGTTTCCAACGCCACAGTTCTTTGTTGGCGATCATTTTCAGCCCACATTTTATATTGTCATCTTCATTGTAAACATCGCCCTGACATTGTTCGTCAAAAGTTGACTGCACAATTTGCATACTGGAAATTCCATAACGGCAACCATTTGAATTGCAGACTTCATTGTTAATGTTTTCTGCTAAATGGATCGCAATAGCAAGTTCAGCAACCCTTTTATCGGGGCTGTAATGCCTTATCTTATCTGGTACGGACATTCTATCAACTCTGACTGTTACTTCGCTTACAGGCGTACTGTCGGCTTCATACAAGTGTGTATTTGAGGTTGCTAAGCCCCATAACAAGATGATTGTTTCTATTATAGATTATTTGACAGGCTTGGCTACTACTCTCCCATAGACAGTAATGATGACTCCCACAAGCTCTATAATGGAATTAAACGCAATCTCTGTTTCATCTGGTGTGATAAAATTGGTCAAACCAAACATACCAACAAGTATTACGATTATTCCCAAGAATGTCTTACGGCCTTCTAAAAACTTCTTCATTGTTTTAAGTATATATTACTAATAATTACTATGTCAAGATGAGTAGCACGACCACAAGCTCATCATTTGTTTTCTAGTCTTTGGCCCGAAATATCCTATGGCTGGTTTTATGTTATATTTCTTCTGAAATAATCGGACATCACGCATTGTCTTATTGCCGAAGAATCCAATCGGCTCGTAATCTTCTGCAAAGCCTTCAAGTTTAAGACAAGTTTGTAACCATGAGCAATCATCACCACTTCGTCCTATAAACAAATCCCTTGCAAAGTATATCGGCAACTTTTCACCTATTACTATCATGTGTATTACAGGGTCAACAAAACCATTGTAATCATTATGAAGTCCATGAACCTTTTTAGCGAAATGCAAATGAGTGCCATTTCTAGGCTTATCTTGGGTTGGTAGAGGACGAACAAAACCAGAATTGCCCATTAGTCCGATAACTTGTCCTTGAGTAATCTTGTGTCCTATACGGACATTGTCGCTGAATTGTGATAAATGCCAATAGACAGTTGAGAAAGATTTATCGTCTGATAGCAAGTAAAGTCCGTTACCTCTTGTCCGATGTGGTATGTCATAAAAGATTTTTTCTACTGTGCCGTCATGTGTAGCGTGTATTGGTGTACCAAATCCAAAGCCTTTTTCACGGACACAAATGTCCAATCCATTATGGGCTGGAATACCAAAGTGCTTTTGATATAGTGCTTGGTTTACTCCGAATAGTTGCGATATATTTTCCTTGAAAGAAAAGCCCGCAATAGGGTGAGAAAGTCGCATATTTTGTTTTTTTTTACTTTGACCTTTAATTCTCTTATATATAATTTATATCCAAACTTGTAGAATTGATAATCCGTAGCCAAATCTTTGACAAAATTTCCATCTACAGGGTCAATGTATGAATCTAGTATCTTCCAAAGTGGTGCAACTATAATTGACTGAAAAGTATATTCAGATTTTCTTTTATAGTTTATTTTTATTCGTTTGCAGTATTCTTCTGATAAGTCTTTCATCTCTTGGGTTATTCTGTTTGGGTTGTGGTATTGGTCAAAGTTCATTGACTTATCATCTGGTAGTAGCCATTTTGGTATTACTCCGTTTTTTTCTAAGAATACGATAGGGGATTTTAGCGAATTTCCTGTTTTCGTAGTACCTGACCCGATCGCCGTGAAAGCATCCGATGTTTCAAACTTTCCGTTGTTTAGGTAGCCATTATCATCAAACCACTTAACCAAACTATCTGAAAATAAACCATTCACTAAGGCGTAGTTGTGTTGTTTCTCAATTTCATTGTTAGGTGCGTTGCTAGCACAATTCATCCAGTCCTCTTTGCCTCGTTGTACTGTGCCGTCTGGTAAATATTTTGTTTCCGTTATGATATTGATAGCGTGGTTAAAACCATGTTCTACTCTTGGATAAACCCCATTAACAGGGTTAGGCCAAGCATAAACAGCACCAACAAGTCCAGCTACTTCATTGGCTAGTCCGTCTATTACAGTTGAGCCGAAACGAATATCCTCGTCTGTTTGTTCGGCTAGTTCTCTTTTGTGGTCAAATCCTATGTTTTTCATTTTACTTCTAATATTTTAGTCCAATATTTTCTATTTTGTTGTGTATTACCATGACAACTTATACAAAGTGTTATTAGGTTATCAGGGTTACAGTTCTTTTTATCATAATCTATATGGTGGATAGCGTGCTGTCTATCAGTTTGTGGTGTATTACACAACTGACAAATATAATTATCTCTTTCTCGGATACTTCTTTTTAATGTTTTTGTCCATTTTGTTGAATACGGCTCAAACGATATTCCACCTCGCCATTGTGGATTTTTGCTCCCTTGTTTCTGTATACTTATTTTTTTTGCTACCTCTGGTCGTTTCATTGGATTATTATTGCCAGATATATCCCAATGATTTTTACTCATTTTTGCCTTAGATTCTTTTGTGTGTTTTTTACCATAGAAACTAGCATTTTTGCCAGAAAATTGTGGAAACTTTTTACCTTTATTCCACGCTATCTGCCCACTCTTAGGATAAAGTTTGTAATATCTATCATAACAATCACGACAACAATATTGTCCATTATTATTATGTCCTCTAATAATTAACTTGTTGCGTGGTAAAAGAAATTCCCTTAGACAGTAGTTACACATACAAGGTATTATTCTGCAATCCAAACAGTAGTTTGAGTTATTGGTGCGTTTAATTTCTGTTTTGCAAGCCAAACAATTTATTAACATACCTTAATTATACCATACTGCTCCCTTTTATCTTCTGGGATTAGTGCAATACAGGGGATTGATTTAGAGCCAAATTCCCACTCAGTTCCGTCTTGTTCTTTTTCCTCTCTTGCTAAGTCAATCATAATTTATTATCAAGTACCTGTTCAATTCTTTGCAACTGAACAGTATTAGCTTCTAATGCACCCTTAACACCTACCATGACTTCTGTGTTGCCTCGGATATAGGTGTTGGAATGTTCTATGTGATTATTTATTGTAGTTTGGTAGCCGTCTATGACTTGATAAATCACAAAAACCAGCATTACTGTTATGCCTATTATTCCTACTTTTTTAATTATGTTTAGGATTTTTTCCATATATTTTAAGTCCATCTGAACTCCAACCACAATCCTTACAATTACTAAATGGTTTATGTATGAAATAATGCTTACGACAAGGTTGGTCTTTTTGCTTGTGGGTTAATTTGTAAAAAAAGTTTCTTAAAAAATTCATTTTGTTAATTTTATTAGTTTTATTGTGTCATCTAACGACCTACCTGCTGTGCCAATATCTGCAACCTTGTCATCTTTGGGGCAATATTTATCTCGGTATCTTTTTAGTAAAAATAAAAGTATTTTTTTCATTATTCTTCTATGATTATTGATGCGTAATTATATCCTGTATCACCTGCTGTTGCTGTTAAGGTTAGTGTTCCACTTGATGTAAATTTTACCCAAGTCTCTGCACCACTTGTACCTGTGTCATTTCCCCCTGAATGAGTAAATTCAGATGTTGTGTAAGCAACTATTACTATTCCATCACCACCAGCACCGAAATAACTACCATCCCAACCAGCACCACCACCGCCAGTAGTATCTGCTCCGTTTGCATTAGCTCCACAATCTCCACCTCCACCAGTTCCTCCTACCCCAAGATTATAACCACCACCTCCACTTGCGATATATCCACCTTCACCAGCAGTTGCCATAGTTAGTAGACCACCAACAGCACCATCGGCTACACCATTTCCACCATTTCCACCTGTGTCTGCTCCTGTTCCTACATCACCTCCAACTGCACCTGCACCTCCTCCGCCACCAGAACCATTAGCATCACTTGCATCACCTCCGTCATATCCTTGTCCAACAGTTCCAGTTCCTCCGTCATAAGGAAAACCTTTAGCCCCGCCACCACCTGAACCTCCATCCTGCCCCTCCCCTAAAGCTGCACCTCCTCCTCCTCCACCACCAGTAGCAGTAATAGGAGTTCCAACAGTATCAAATACAGAATCTGAACCATTGTTTCCATTACCTGTACCTGAAAGAGGTGGTGCTCCTGCACCTACTGTAATTGTGTAATCACCTGCCTCAATAGCTCTAGTAGCGTCATATAAAAAACCACCTGCACCACCTCCGCCTCCATTTGAAGCTCCACCTCCTCCGCCTCCTGCTATTACTAATACTTTTGCTGTTTCTCCTGCACCATCAACACCCATAGCAGGATATATAAGCAATAGTAAGATTAAAAATATATTAAGTATTCTCATGTTGATGTTGCTGTTTGTATTTCAAGTTCTGGTAATATCCAAGTAGCTGTTTCTGTATCAAGCGTAGCATCTAGTGTTGGTTTTGGTGCTACAAAAGCATTTAAAGTTTTATTATATGAGTAACCTGTACCAGCACTATTTTTTCTTATTTTATTAACTTTGTCGGTTTCTAACCAGTTGTCAGGATTACCAACCGCACCACTATCTATGAACTCTTGGTCGGCAACTATTACTCTCAATACAATATTGTTGCTATCTATTTCTGCAAAATATGTTTTTTCCGATACTACTGGTTTATCTATTGGTTTATCGCCTACTTTCAAATCATCATAAATAACAAAACCACCTAATGCGATAAGTATTACTACAATTATATATTTTTTCATTAGCAAAAATGATTTATTTCTAATGTTGATGGTTTTTTCAAAAATGGGAAACAAAACAAATATGTGAGATTTACCATTAGAAAAACAAAAAACAAAACTATATAAAAGAATACGCAGTTAATTATTTTAATCATAATAATATTATATCACCTAATCGTTCTTTTCGTACTTAATTGTAAGACTACATTCGGTTGATTTTTCCCCTGTAGGTTCTGCATCCTCAATTACAAAAGCAAAGGGTACATCTGCTGCAACTGCTGTGGTTTGTACTGTTGACGATGAGTTAGTATGTCCTGCACCCATTGGGAAGCCACCCCCAAATACTTCTGTTCCTGCTGTGTAAGGGGTTGCGTCTGCTCTCACTTCTACATTTACAGTGGTTGTTCCTGTATTACAACTTCCTTTAGCTCCTGTAATAGTTACGGCACTTGAGAACCTGTGCATTGATACTGTCGTGGATGTGGACATTGTTGACGATGAAATGTGAAAAGTTATCGCTCCTGTGTAAATCTCTGCGTCTATGTCTAAGGTGTCTGGTGAAGCCCCTGTAAGCGTTAGGGAACGCCCTGCAAGGTTAGAGTTGATGTCATCACCATCTATTGAACCTGCTGCGTAATATCCTGCCGCTATAGCTGTTCCTTCCCAAGTACCTGCACCGATTGTTCCAACTGTTACAATACTTGTTGCACCCACCCAAGTAGTTGAAGCGACACTCTCTCCTAAGAGCAAAGCGTTCAGTTCTGCAATACTATCTACTTGTGCTGTAGCACCTCCTGTAATAGAAAGTAATCCTGCATAAGAACTTACATCTGCTTCTAGTCCTCCTGCTTCGTGTCTTAAATCACCATCATAAGCTGTAAATGCCGCTAAAATCTGTGGGTCAGTTGTTCCATCACCAACTACAATACTACCATTATTAAGAGCAGCCATAGCTGTTATTGCACTTGTACCAGAACCAAGTAATATTCCTCCGTCTGTGAATGTAGAAGCTCCTGTTCCTCCGTGTTCAACCCCCACATCGGTTGCCTCCCAAGTTCCTGAACCTATAGTACCTACTGTTACTAGGTTTGTTAGTGTTGTGATTGAGTCCACTGAAGTTGTAGATTTTAACATAAATACATCATCTGCATTTATTGTAAGTGTATCGCCTGACATAGCTGTTGTTATGTTTGTACCTCCTGCGATTGTTAGTGTATCTGTAGTAGAATCGGCTGCTGTGCTTCCTGAATCCCCTGCTATTGTTTCCCATAAGTTCTGGTCTGGGTCTCCACTAGAAGTTGTTGTTGCAATAACAAGTCCTGCTCCGTCTACTGCGAGGAAAGTTCCAGCCGCAGTTCCTAAGTCTGTAAGCCAAGTATCACCTGAAACAGTCAATAGAGTAGTAGAGGCGTTTGTAAGGGTTGTATTACCTGAAAATGTCCAAGCGCCAGATATCGTTTCATCTAAACTTTTACTAGCAAAATCAAAACTTCCTATTGTGATTGGCGTATGAAAATGAGAATAATTTGATGAAGTTCCACCATATAAAAAGTGAACATCTTTTGCTGCAGCTCCATCAGTATATCCCTGAACCTTAACAACTAATCTATCTGTTGGATCAAAAGCAAAAGCTCCTTGTGCAGATATGAATTGTTTTTCAGTAATAGACAAATTATTTATTTCACTTGATGTAGCTTGAAACATTTGTGTTTCCACTCCACCAGATGTTCGTCTGTAAACTGTTGCCTCTATATATGATGCGTTTGCAACACTACTAACATAAGTAAAATAGTGAAATTCCCAAGTACCTGCTGGGATTTCTGTAAGTGTCAATTCACCAGATGGTGTTGTGGTTGATACATAGGGGTCGATGGTACAATAACCACCATCAGTCCCCGATTCAGCAGAACAAGACTCATCGGTATTTGCATTTGTACTATCGGGAATAGTTTTAAGTCCTTCATATGTAGCAATTTCAGCAGATTCATTCCAGTGAAACATCGTTATTTGGCTACCGCTAACAGTTGGGGATGTCATACAATCACCATTTGAAAAACATAATTTTGTTGTAGTTGCTGTATCAGAATTATCTATATTTGTTGAAGTTATTTGACCAGTAACAGTTAAAGCTCCATCAATAGTTGAGCTTGCTTGTGAAACGAATCCACCACCAAGCCAAGCACTACCTGATACTGTTATCTGGGTTGTGGAAGCGTTTGTAAGCCCCAGAAGCGTCGTTATAAAGGGCATTGTTGTTGATGAGCTTAATCGGTTATCAAATAGTGTGTCTGACCAGTACAAGTTAGTTGAACCCTCGCTAAGAGCGTCAGTTGTTGTTCCTTCCATGTAACCAGCCCAACCATCTTCGGTCATGTATCGGTTTGAGCTTCCTTCTGACAAGTAGTCTGTATTGGTTGCGTTGAAGTAAGTGTAAAAGTCAGTTCCAAAGTTTGCGTAAGAACCTGCTGAAATGTTAAGGGTTGAAGTTGCTACTATGTCATATTGACCAAGTGCGTTACCTACTAGCATTTCTCCGTAAGCAGGAATTGTACTGGTTGATGTGCCACCCTGTGAAATTTGAAAAACTGATAATCCGACATTTGGTTCTTTTGTAACGAAGTGTGTAATACCCAAAAACCCTATTGCTAAAACTCCTAATGCGACCATTACTGTTGTTGTTATAAATCCTCTAGACATAAATTATTTCAAAATTAGTACCTGATAAATCGGCTGGTAGTGCCGTTGTGAATGTTATTGTCTTATTTACTATTGTGTATTCACTTGAATGGATAAATTCTCCATTGATTGCGAAAGACATAACAGCGTTAATATTTGAGGTAGTTGAGTATACTTTGTTTGTTGCATTGATTAGTCCACTAGGCGTTTCAGTCTTTACAATTCTTGCTAGGGAATACTGGACCCCCATATCAGAAGTTCCACCACCTACTTTTAATGGGCGTTTTTCTAGTTTCTCAAGGCGTTCTTCTAAGTCATCAATGGCTTTTATATCTAGGCGTTCTTTTCCTTTTAATTCCTCTAAGCCATCTCTTATTTGTTTGGCTGTGTCTTTTTCAGGGATTTTTTCTAGCATTTTTTCTACTATCAATTCTTCGTCTGCATCTTTTCCGTCTAAGCCATCTTGTATACCTCTTACTTTATCCTTTATGAAGTTAAGATTATCTGATTGTTCTTTTTGTAGTTTAGCAAATAGGGAAGTGAACTCACTTTTAAGTGAAGCTAGTCGTTTGTTTCCAACTACTGCTAGGTCTTTTTGTTGGGTGGCTGTTAGGTTTTTTAGGTTGGTGTCTATTTTTGTGTCTAGTCTTGCTTCTGCACGCTTAAATAAGTCAGCGATCTTGGCAAAAGACTGCTTAAACTCTTGCTTCGTTATCTGGTCTTTTACGACTTCAGATTGAAGCTGTTTTGCTAGTTTTATTAACTTGTCTGCTTTTTCTTTGTTTGTCATTGACTTATATTTTTAATGTGGTAGTAATGGCTTATGGATAATATAGGTGCTTTAATTATATTAGCTATCGCAATCGGTCTTATTGTTTTTATCTGTTGCTGTCCGTTAATTGCTATAGCTTTGTTTCTATTACTATTGATTTTTAAGTAATTCTTCTAACATAGCTTTTAATGCTTTTTGCTTATCTGCTATGTCAGGAGTACCTGCTCTTAATACTCTTTCTGCTATATCAGCTATTCCTGTTCTTATTCCACCAGTAAAACCACCAGATGGTATTACTTCTGGGTAAAGTTTTCTCAATTCTTGTGCAAATGAAGCTAAGTCATCAATTCTAGGCCCTACATAACCAAGTTGTCGTGCTACATCATCCATTTGATTAACTACAGCTTGAAATTCAGGTGTACTTTTAGCCTCTCCGAGTATTCTGCGTAAGTTTGTTTTAATAAACTCTGCCTCTGACACACCTTTTGTAGCTTCCAATCTTCCTGTGCTTACAATACTTTTTTCCATATCGTTTACTAATGCCATAGCTTTTCTGTATTGACCATTTAGCTCACGAATTTCTGGTGAAAGGTTGTCTAATTGGTTTCTGTAAACATCCCTAAACATATCGTATATATTCACATTCTCATCACCAACTTTTACAAATACATTTTTAATTCTTTCAATACTAGACTCTCTTTTTAATGTTGCGAATAACTGATCTTTTCCATGTACCACCTTAGCACTCAATTCATCTCCACCTTCCATCGCTAGGTTATAAAGTTCTTGCACCTTTGTTCTTTGCTGTGGTGTTAGGTTTGTTTGTGTAAAGTCAATTAGATTTTTTCCTCCCTTTCGGTATATCGTCATTCCGTTTTCAGCTAAAACTGCTTCTATTTGACTAAAACTAGGTCGCATAAATATTGTAGAATCAGGCAAAGCATCTGAAGCCTCACCAATCGCCTTTCCTATTCTTGATCTTTCTTTGGTAATTAAATTATATTGCTCCTCTCCAAACCTACCTCCAACTGTTTCAGGTGTAAGTTTTGAGCCAAATGGTTTTGCTTTAGTGTCTGAAGCTATATCCACCATTTCTTTATATGCCTTTAGTGTTGGTTGGTCAGCCTGTTGTGCTGTAATTATATATCCCTCATCAAGTCCTACCTTATATGCTTCTTGAACTGCTGGTGTGCTTTTTTTTATCTGTACTGCCTTTTCTGCAGCTTCTTGTACTGATTCTTTAGCTTTACCTAAAAATCTAGGTATTCTTTCAGTTAGCTCTTTAGTTTTTTGAAATGCACCACTACCAGAAACAGATTCAACCAATTCATCAGCACCACCAAATACAGCATCAACACCTCCACTAAGTAATTTAGTTCCTTTCTGAAAGCCTTTTTTAAGCAATCCTGCACCACCACCAACTAATACTTCAGCAACAAAACCTCCTATCTTTCCACCCCTCTCATATTCGTTTTTTGCTTTTAATAATTCTTTAACACCCTCATCTGATAAGGACTTGAAACCTGTTTGCTCTCGTATTTCATCGTAAGTACCTGGGCCGATTGACAATATTCTTTGTCCTAGTTTTTGTATTAGGTCTGTGGTTTCAACTGTACCTTCAATAGCACCCTTAACTGCACCAGCCGATAAACTAGCACCCTTTTCCATAAAAGTAAGTTCTGGAGTAATTTCTGGAGTAAGTTCTGGTTCTACTGTTAGTTCAACTGGTCTTTTCTTAATCCCAGCCCTGAAATTAGCAAGAGCTTGTTTGGCTTCTTCCCTTGTTCTGCCATTTTCTATATTCCATTTTATAAGTCCTTCTTCTTGTGGTGTAAGCATATTTTTTTAATATTGTGAATAATCTTCTACTTCTAATGCGTCATATATTTCGTCTATTGTGCTTGCATCATTTGGTGGTACTATTGTTCCTGAATATTCTGCAATCGCTTTTGTTGTTAAGCGTTTTATTTCAGCTAATTCTCGTTTGAACGACGCCTCATCTATATCCCATTGTCCTATTCCAATACCATTTTTATCTTTAATTTCCCAATCATTTATTGCTGTGGCTGCATTAGCAAGTATCTCTAATTCAGTATCAGATAAAGCACCAAAAGTTGCACCTCTAGCCTTTGCTGCAATTAAACTGTCTAATGTCAGACCACTAACTAATTTATGAACACCACCTGCAAAATCTTGTTCGTAACCTTTAGCTCCTGCTATCATTGATTGCATACTTCTACCAAGTTGTACTGATGTCCCTGGAATACCAACAAATGAGCCTTTTCTACCTACTCTAGTAGGCCCAACTGTTGTAGCCATCCCTTTGTGAGTTTCTAATATATCAATAGCATCTAGTTTATCTTGAGCAACACCTAATGACGCTTCAGCTTCTTTCATTGAAGCATTTATATCCTTAATATCGTCTGGTGTTGGCTCACCAAGTAATCTAATTTCTTTTTGTTTTCTCACAATATCTAACTGTTTCAAAGTGTAATCCAACATAGCAGTTTTCAAAGCCAGTTTAGCTTCAGGACTTTGTGCATACTGTGTAGCAATCGCTAGGGCTTCTTCTTTAGTTTCGGCGTTGTTGATACTGTCAATTATCTCGGAAGCATTAGGTAGTTCTGAAATGTTTGGTGCAATACTGGTTGCTATGTTAAATATTGCTGTATCTTCGGCTTTTGCGTCATCAATTTCAGCCTGTTTAGCATCGTTAATAGCTTTTTGTGCTTCGGCTCTGCGATTTTCTTCTCTTGTAAGAACACCAGAATCTATAAGTCTATCTAGGTTTCTTTCAGAAGCGGCAAGTTCAGCTTCTACACGCCCATACTTCTCACTTACAGCTTGGTCTATGAGCCTGTTTGCTGTGCCTATACGCCCCTGTACGGCATTTAATGTAATAGCTGATGTAAGAGCTTGCTGGGCTACATCAAACTGTCTCAGGGTTAATTGTCGCTGTTCAGATGATGTTAATTGACCTATCCCTGCCATTCCACGCCTACCGATTGATTCTTCTGTAACCCTTGCACCTGTTAATGCTTTTTGTTGTTCAAGTGCTAGTGATTGTAATTGAAATCCCTGTAATTGAGATGTTAGTTCTTCTTGCTGTTGGGTGAGTCCTGGAAGTCCGAATTGATACTGTTGTTCTGTTTCAAAGCCTGTTTTTCCTAGTAATTGTGCTTCAAAACCCTCAATATCACCTAACAAGTCCTCTTGCTTGTCAGTTTGTGGTGTAGGTGGTAATAAGGAAGCAATATTTGTTGTAGGTGTGTATGCAGGTGCGTCAAAATCTACCTGTTCAGTAGGTTCTAAAGTTGCAGTATCAATTACACCTGCATCTGTGAATGTTGCTAATCTTTGTTCTTCTGTTTGTGTCATATTATTATTAAGCTATTAGCCCCAATTCTTGAAGCCTATCTATTAAACTATTTATTGCTGTTCTAGCCTCTGAATCAAGATCGTTAGCTTGACCAGATGGGTCTGATATTGTTGCTGGTTGGTCTACTGGTGTTGTTCCATAGAATCCTACAAGGTTATCTGTTGCAATTCCTATTTTTGTTCCTGTATTTCTACCTGTTTGAATATTCCTGCCATCAAGAAACTGTGCCAACTTATCAAAAATATATCTATCAAGTGATAAGTGATTTGCTAACTCGTCTCTTATTATTTCTCTTATTTGTTCTTCTGGCATTTTAATATAATCTTTTATCTATTACTTCTTCTAAGAATGATAATCCTGTTATTTCAGCACCACCTGTACTTTCAATTCTTAGTCTAATTTCTTTATATTGGGGCAAATTTGCACCACTAGCATCATTTATTGCTGAATGTGAAATACTATCATCTGTTGTGTTTGTGAATATGGTTGTCCAAGAACTTTCTGCGTCTATCTTATATTTTAAGACTATTTGTCCAGCACTAGGCATTGGTGCTGTCATTACAGTTGCACCTATTAGTTTTTTTGTTTGTGAGCTGTCTTTGACTTTCTTTCCATTACGAAGTCCATTATTAAAAAGTTTTTCATATATTGATGTGGCTGTGTATTTTGCTTGGTCGTTGGTCTTTGATAGTTGAAAAGCCCCTGCGTTGTTTTCCGAAGATATAAAGGTATAGTCACCTATCTTGTAAAATCCTCGCAATACTCCATTACCCAAAGCTGTATCGTTATAAGAAGTTCTTTCGTGAACTACTGTAAATCTTTCTTCTAAGAGTGAACGCCCAAAACTCCATAAACCATCACGAACCACACCATCAAGCGTTATTTTAAGTAAGAAGTAAACTCTGTTATCTAATGTTTGGTTTATTGTTACTAATGTGCTTGTTGTTGCTGTGTCAGCAATAAGTTCGTCATATTTTTTGAATCTTAACCCAGATAAATATCTAAAAACAATTTTGTCGTTGTTTCTTATTGTTGTACCACCAGAAATTGAAACACTAACCAAATATCCAGTTATTTCTGACAAAACCCTAAGTTCATCTGGGCCAGCATCATATTCTGAATCCCAACTATCAGAATCCATATTCCATAAAAATACTCTTGAATTACCTGTACTTGAAAGAGGAGTGCAACCTATTGCCAAATAATTACCATACTCACAAATTGAGTTTATCTTATAGTGAGCTGGTAGAGTTAAGGCAATATCAGTCCAAGCCCCATTATCATTTTTAGCGATTTTATTATCATAAGGAATATATAAAATGTCATCTTTTGAGTGGACTATGCCTTGTGCAATATTTGTGTAGGCTAATGCATTTTCTGTATCACCCCAAGCACCACCAGATGGGTCAAAAGCCCAAATGTGAGTTCCTGCTCTTGCACCATAAATCAATGCTGTTTTTGCATAATATACAAACAAATTCATATTCACTGCACCTGCCGATGATTGGTTGTTTGATGGTGTAGCCCAATCGCCATCATCTAAGTCTGTCGCTGAACCTGTGGTTAGATTCTTATACATTATTTCGGCTGTTCCTGCACCTGACTTAACGCCTAAACTATAAAGTGAATAAGTAGTACCTGTTCTTAGTGCTATTTCAAAGTTTTGTTTTTGACTTGTTGCGGCTGCAGTATCACCACTTTCACTATCCCTATAAGGTGTCATTCTTGAGCTACTAGAAACATCAAAGTTGCTTACCATACGGCAAACATCTTTTCTAGGGTCTCGCACATCGTTTACGATAGCCCCGTCAAATGTATTTATTGTTGTTTCTATTTGTTTTCCCATTTTATTTATACCAATACATTGTTCCTGATACCACACAATCTGTACTACTATCAGCTTCTTCTTCAACTATTAAAGTTGTTCCACTAAATGTAAATTTATAATTTGCAACTGTACCTGCGTTTGCATTACCTACTTGTGAAGATGTAAGCCCACTTCTTGCAATCGTGGCACTACCGTAATCATCTTGTGTGCAATTCATAAAAGCACTTGTCATTCCAAAATTAGCTTCTGCTGGAATGTTATCTGCATAATTAGTAGTACCAGAAGTAACACTATAAGCAGTTGAGCTTCCTGTATATGCCCAAGTACCACCTGTTTGTGTTCCACCTATAAATAGATTAGAAGTTGATGCGTTGTTTGTTACTAAAATGTTTGGAAAAGTTGAAGTGGATGTTGTGGCTGTGAAATAACCTGATACTGTTTCTCCCACTACTGATAAAGGTGCATAAGGTGTTGAAGTACCTATACCCACCATAGTTGCTCCCAGAAAGGTTGTTGAAGCACTTGTGAATGTATGACCACCTGTCCAGTTAAATGAATCTGACTGTGTAACTGACGAACTCTGCCAGCTTGGGTAAGCCCCTGCACCCCCTGATGTTAAGAATTGCCCTGATGTTCCTGTAGAAGAAGCATGAGTTAGACCTAAAGCTCCGTTTCCTAACATTGTTAAGTATTGTGTTGGCGATGTCGTTCCAGTGCCGTTATAACCCACTCCAATAGGCGTACCCTCCCAAACTCCCGTTCCTATCGTTCCTGTTGTTGTAAGGCCCGTTAGCGTTGTAATAAGGGGAAGTGTCGTGGTGCTTATCTCCATTTTACCAGCGTTTAAGGCTGAAAGGTTAGCATTATAGGTAGTGGGGAAGTCTGACATTGTATCTGTGCCACTAATAGTTGTTACAGAAGTTCCAAAGTTATCTCCAAAGCCGATCCATTCGGCTGGCATATTCAAAAACCCTGTTACTAATACTGCTACTGTTATTATTGATGATATTATTGCTTGTATCATTTTGATTCTAAGGATAAATCATCCTTTGTTTTACTTTCTTTTGATAATGTTACTTTTGGTGCGTTCCAACTACTGTCTGCACTATCCCAAGTCCAATCTGCGTCATCCCAAGTTAAACCTGCATCCTTACTTTCTAGGGTAAGATCAACTTTCGTTTTGCTTTCTCCTAATGTAAGGTCTACTTTGCTCAAATGTATCTTATTGGTTTATTTCTAATAATTTTTCGTTTGTCTTGTTCTCTTGTGCTGTATTGAATTAAGATTTTTTTCTCTAATCTTGCTATTTCATTAAGAAAACCAACCACTCGTCTAGGGTGGTATTTAATACAATAAGGAATGGATGCCTTGTAAGCCAATATCTCATGGTTTGTAGCAAAACCTGCTTCTGTTGTATCTGCACTTGTATCAGAAGCAACTGTGAATGTTTTAGCTGTTCTTCTGAATTTAATCTTTAAGCCACTTGCTAGGGTTACGCTTGTTCCGTCATCTGGTGCTGGGTATAGCTTAATTGTATCGTCTGCAATCTTGTCGTAACAAGTAGGCAGGCCATCTGTTTCAAATGCTTCCTCTAGTGGGGTAACTTTTGAGTATTCATCTTGGTCTATTGGTTTTATTATCTGGTAGTTGCCGTCAGCGTTCATTATCTCAACACTCTCCATTTGTAGAAACTGGTCGTTGAAAGAATACTTAGATTGTCCGTCAACTAAGGTGTAAGTACCAATAGGGAAGTCTGTATAGTTAGTATCGTCAAACTGCCAAGTTCCATCAGCATTTACAATATCACCCACAATTTCTTTATAAGCTGTGTTTATTTCCCTTGTCTTTTTAACTCTTGAATAGGAAGTATCAGTAGAATCACACAATGTATCTACTAACTGACATAATCCTTGTTCGTTTGTTGCATCGTAAAAATTCAATTTATTATATTTATTAGCTTATAATCTTATGAACTAAGTTCAAGGTTTTATCCCTGAACCCAGTTCACAAGACTGGGTTGTAACTAAGTTACATTTAAATCAAATACCAAAGCCTTTAGGCCTGTAGGTACGAGATGACCGATGTCAATCCTAGAGTAGAAACTTCTACCTGAAAGGTAAGAGTTTGAGTCTCCAGCAGGGAAATCAATCGTATGTGCCTTTCCATAAGTACCCCTAAGAATACCTAGTCTTTGAATTTTCTTAACACCAGCGAAAAGGTGAAGTGCAGTATTGTCGTTGCTCCAGTAATGGTCGCAACCCATATAATGCAATCCCTCAACAGTTCCATTCTTCAATGCTTCGTCAGCAGAAGTGTAACCGTTACCTTGTGCAAATGCTTCAAGAATTTCAAAATCAGCAGGCCTCCATACAAATCCAACACCGTTGGCGTTCATCTGTGATTGACCGTTTGCTTCCCTAATAGTCTTTTTAACACCACGAATGATGTCATCAATGTTACTAGCAGAAACAGTAATGCCTGTCGCAGATGTACCTCCACCTCCTATATCAGATGTACCAAAGTCAGTACGACTTCCGTACTGTGCTAATACAGCACTCTCAATATACTCGTTTAGTAAAGCACCGATCCTATCAAACAACTCTGCAGGTTTAGTCCATGGTGATTGAGCTAAGTCAGCCCAGTCAACAAATAGTCCTAAATCTCTACCAGTTGCAATATCAAGGGTTTCAGCAGTCTCTACAAAAACTTGCATATCGTGTCCTGTACCTCTTGTTACACTCTGAACTGAAGGAGTTGATGACAGGTACGATGTAGATATCAATTTGGTATCTGTAATCGTAACCATGCACATTTCCTTCCAAGTTGTTGGGTGGTCTAATCTGTCCTGTAAAACATCTTCAAAAAGAGTTTCGTAAGTTATAGTATTGCTATATGCCACGTTTGATTATATTTGTCAAGAGTTCCTCTTATTTAAGTGTGATATATTAGAGTCAATTATTTTTTCTTTTTCCCTCTACCTTTATAGTTATCCGTTAATTTATGGCAATCTTCGCACAAGGTAATTCCGTTTTCTAATACAGTGCGTAATTCAGGATAATGAGCAAATGATTTTATATGATGAGCCGTTAAGTAACCCCCTACTTGATGACAAGATTGACAAGTAAAACTATCTCTTTCAAATACTGCTATTCGCCATTTTTTATATTCAAAAGAATAATAACCTGTTCTATATCCCTTACTTGTTCCTCCCTTCCAGTTATAGTGTTTTTCTCCTGCCAAAAAACCTTTCAATCCTTTATTCCACGAAGGTTTAGAGGATTTTTTGCCCTTTCTTGGTGATGGTTTGCCTTTTTGGAAACCCTGAGTGTTGCCTTTCATTCGTTCACTAGCTTTTCTTTTCCATTCTTCGGTATGTTTGTTTCCTTTAGCAAATTTATTGCCTTTTTGAAAAGTCATTAACTCCATTATACCACACTTAAATTATGAAAGAACTTCCAAACAAAATAGTTAAAGCCTTATAATAACCAAACAAAGATGACCTATTAGTCGCTATAAAAGGTTTTGCTTGACTTCTGACTAGACATCATAGCTCTCGCTATTTTTGCTCTAGTCTTTCTGTCAGGTACTTGTTCTTTGGTAGGTGGTACGCCTTTAGCAATCCAATGCTCGGCTGTGTTAACAGCGTTGGTTTCCCCTCTACCTGTCTTAATACCAGATGTTGCAAGCTCATTCTTCTTCTTAGTTTGCAATGCTTCAAGTTCGGATTTGAAATACTTAGTATCAATAAGCACATCAATTTCTTTGCCTGTTTCTGCCATTAAGTCCTTTACAAGCTGTACTTCTTCTTCATCAACAATGTTTGCTGAACGAAGGAAGCCCTTTTGTAACAATCCAAATTCTTCGTTTGGTTCAGACTTTTTAGAGGATTTCTTTTCAGTCTTTTCTTTCTTCACCCATTCTTCTCCTTTCTTTTCAAAACCCTCTGCCTTTTTAGCTCTTTCAAAGAGTTGTCTGTTAGATGCCTCTAATTCTGTCATCTTCTCTTTAAGAGCAGTGGTATCTTCGGCTGTTGCCTCAGTACCGTTGTCAACATTTGGAGAGTCGTTGTTCTCAGTGTTATTTTCCATAGTTTTAAGTGCTTTGGTTAGCACAACGCCATTTTAAGAGTTAGGCTTCTCGTTAAATTACTAATCAACTACATTTTCCTCTATGTACATGAGGCAGTCTACACTTCCACCGTCTCCATAAGCGTCATCCCACCTTTTAAGTGTTACTTTTGCCCCGTTCAATCCGTCAATGGTGTCATCTGCACCTGTTGCTTCAGATATTCTCGTATCACAACCAGTTCCAGCTATCAATTCTGTAGTTGTTGCTGCTGTTGGTGAAGCATTGTAGAACCATATTGTCTTTTCAGCTCCTGGATAGTTAAGACATTGTGTGAATAGTGTTGAAGTTGCTGCAAAAGTTAAATCCAATGAAGCTGCTGCATTATGTAAGGCTGCCGTTGTTGAAGAATTAACCATTATAGTGTCATTCTCACAAAACTCTACTGCTGTAATAGTTCTTGCAATCCAAAGTGTTGAGGATGCGTTTAGTGGACTACCGCCATTTGTGTAGCCTTCAATCATATTTTGCATCTCATACTTATCTGGGCCTGGATTAGCACCAAACATTTCAGTAGTTACATCACCACCTATCTTACTCCAAATCTTTACTGCCAATTCTTTACCAGCAGTTACACCCATTGTGTCTAGGAAAGAAGTCTTAGCTGTTACAGATGCAACACTTACTGTTGCTACTAATAGAGCTAATGCTACTACTAATCCTATTGTAAATTTTTTCATTATTTTTTCTTGGTCTTGCTTTTAATTACGACCCGTTTTACTTCTTTAACCTCATCTTTCTTGGCTTTCGCCTCTGCCTTAATCCTATCCTCCTCTTGTTTCTCGTGTTTATCCTTTAGGGAAAACATCTTGTATTTTCCTAAACTCATATTCTTTATGTTTATACTAATAAAAACCGACAGTTTGTGTGAAACTGCCGATTAGTTTCCCTATGCAATAAGTGTTACAAAAATTGTATAGGGAAGCTAATAAGCAATTCCACTGTGTAACACTTTATTGATTTTTAACTATTTCGTTATTCCTTGAATACTAAGTACTGTTGAAGATGCGTTAACCTCTAATGCAATACAAGCAACATCCAAGTCTGTTAATGTAAGCGATTTTCTATCGCCTGCTGCTAAACCTGTCCAGTTAATTGTTGTTGTTCCTGATAAACTGGTAGAACCTGCTAAATCTTTGATATTTGAGCCGATGTCGTACCAATTCACTTGACCTGTTGTAACTACATCAAAAACTGTTGTAGTTGTAGATGTATCACAATATGAATCGTTAGAACCTAAGATTACCATTGAGACTGCTGCTGCTGATGTTGAAGCTGCGTTAGCTTGTAATGTAAGAAACAGCGTGTCAGAAATATTACCTATTCTCATAGGGTAAGTGGTTGAAGCCGTGTGATTACCATAGAAACCTACTCCTACAGTTGAAGTACCTGTTTGTGTACCTACTATATCAAATCTAACGCCTTGATTTTTTACAACAGCACCTACTTCACCTTTATCACGAATACTATCTATGTAAAACACAGCACCGATAGCAAGCACTACACATAGGCCATATATTGTTATTTTTTTCATATTTTTATACTATGCTTATAATTTTACGACCTAAAGACCTACATTTCCTCCTTCTTTTACTTCTTGTTCACTCTTACTGGCGATTTTCTTTAATTCCTTAAAGCCTTTTTCCAGTAAGTTAATTGCCATTCTTTCAGAAGCCAATGTCTGTACATCTTCTGTACCTGATGACTTCAAAAATACTTCTCTTAATGCAGACTTAACAGCGTTTGCTGTGTCTTTGCTTTCAATAAAAGCCTTTACTTTATTTTGTTGGTGCTGGTTCATAATTTTACACCTTAGTTACTTCTTCAGTCTTTGGTTTCAAGCCACTAACATCAACTGGTTGGTCTAACTGTTTTGCTTGTGCTTCCATCATATCTGAAAAATCTACTTCTGGGATTCCGCTAAATTCTAATATGCTATTGAAAGCTCTTGCAAGTGCAGGATTCTGTAGTGATTGTTGAAACGCTACTGGGTTAGCCATTGCTGTTTGGAATATTGCCAACACTTTATCAGACATTGCACCAAGATTTTTCTGCTTTCCTGAAATTGAGATGCCCATTTTTATTTCTACATCTTTGAACTCGCCCTTGATTATATCTATGGGCCATTTGTTGCCTACTTTCCTAAATCTCTCTTGGGCTTCTGATGTTAATAGTTCTTTAGTGCCTTCTGGGATAGGTTTACCACTAAGTACCATTTCATTAAGCTGTTTTTGTACTTCGTTCTCAACCATTGATTCTGATACCCATTTAAGCTCCTCTGTGGTAAGTGTTGCCAAGAACTTAGTGCCTTTCAATATCTCTTTCTTTATTCTAGGGATTATATCCCATCTATACAGTTCTTCTATGAATTTGGCCCTTTGTCCTCTGCGTTTGTTGTGTGAGCCACCACCTTGATGTACTGTCCTCTCCTGTCCTCTAAAAGTAGTACCTGATGTTGCTTGCTTACCCATTATTGGGTCAAATGCTGACCCAAGAGCCTGTGCGTTCTCATACCAAGAATCAACACTCTTTTCAAATAGTTGAACAGCCATTGGGTTGTCTGTTGGTACTCTTTGGATTCTCTTGCCTTCTTCAATGACTGTAACCTCGTTAGTTTCCATGTCTATTATCTTGTTTCGGTCTGTGTAGCTGTCATCATCTGTATATAATACATTCTTTGCTCCGCCCTCAAGCATAGCCATTTTATGTATTTCTAGGAAGTTAGTCCATATTTGTGGTTGTAGTAAGCTCTCGCCTACACCTTTACCTAATGCTTTGCCGTAAACCTTTTTGCTTGTGTGGAATTTAATAGCGTCTGTTTCTTTGCTCCTGAATAGTGTTACGCCCTCTTTTTTGTCTTTAGCAGTATAAAAGCCAACAATATGCAGTTGATCGCTGTAATCCTCCATGTTGTCGTTATCCTCTAAGTAATGTTCTGGGAATGAACCCCTAAGAATATAGACCTCAATGTTTTTTGAGGTTGTTTCGTTCTTTATTCCGTTAGTTGCGTCTTTTACTGGTTCAGCTTGTAGTATAAGTTCATCTAGGGTTATTGTTGCTCCGTTCTTCTTATCGCCCCAGCCATTCTTAGCCATTTTTCTTATGCTACTAGGGTTATAGTTTGCTTTAAATGCTACTGCACCACCCATTAAGTCTGTCTGGTCGCAAAAAGCTATTGCCTGTAAAGGAATAACCTCTGGGCTAGTTTCACCTTTTTGCACCAAAACACCACCATAATCCACATCTTCTTCGGTGATGTCATCTACTAGAGTATCTATGTTGTTCTTTTTGACATAAATCTCATCGTGGTATTTTTTAACTAGGAATGATAAGACTCTGCCACCTTTTTGTTCTATGTAAAAGAGTATGTCCTTAACCTCAATGTCCTCTGTCCAATACGCAAGGTTAAGTATTGGTTCCATTATGTTATTGAAAGCCCTTAAATAGTCATTCTCACCTGAATAGAATTTACTGTTCTTTAGGTGGAATATCATCTGGACATGGTTTTTAAAGTTCCAGTTCCAGTTATCGCCAACTCTTATCTCTTGAGTATCAAATGCTGACTCTTGCTCCTTAATGTAAGTGTATATGTCTGGGGTCATTTATTAAAATCACTAAATAATAATATAATATTCTTCATGGCCACTATTCGGGCCGTTTTACTTAAATTCTTTGAAAATACTGTTGTTCTTGTTAGGATTTTTTCTCTCTTTAGCTCGCCTTTTTCTAGGGTTAATACTGCTACACCTCTCATCATAGGTTGCTGTAGCTTATCTATTACTTCCTCAACAGTTTTACCTTCTGCCTTATAATATTTGCCGAGATTTTTTAAAGTTGCTTTTATTAGCGGTTTTTTTGTTGTCATAATTATATATTTATGCCCATATCTGTGCATTTAACGAATGATCCTCCACCTCTTTGCTTTGCTATAGCGTCAAACCTTTGTAAATCACTCATTACTTGCTTTCGTGGTTTGTTCTTCATTTTAGCGTCTACTTCTATGATTAGCTGTCGGTGTAGCACCAAGCAATCAGGGCAGTAGTCATCATCTGGTTCTTCTGACTTATAAGTTCGTTTACATTTAATGCAATTAACATTATGTGCCATAGTATTATAATAGCATACTTATTTAAAGGATGCAAATATCTTCTTGTAATCCTTAATTTTCTTATAATCTTGTGTTATTTCTTCGCCCTTTTTAATACTCTTTAACGCCTTGTCTGTTTCAGCGTCATAATTGGGATTATTGTGGTGCTGTAAGTATATCTGCATAAGAGTATCAGGCGACATAAAGTGTGAGCCAGTTACTACCTGTGGAAAATGGCTTAATATTAGTTCGCTTACATCAGGCCTAATCTTCTTAAAGTCCTTATAGGGTATATCTACTAAACAAGGTATTACATTTGCATAGACTCTATCGCCTTTTTTAAATGCTCTCATAGCTTCTACGCCTACTTTGCCATTAAATGTACCAAGTTTTATCTTGATAACATCATTGACCATTACTATAGCCTCTTTAATCTTCTTAGCCCTTTGGCGTTTTTCTTCTCTAAGTTGTTGTCTTGTCATATAAAGTTAAATTCTGCTCATTTATAATAATCCACATGATTTTTCGCCAGTTGGCGTATTGCTCATAGTCCTTAAAGCCCAAGTCCTTAATCATTTCAGCTTTCTTGACTACTTTAGCCTGACATCTCTTGCAGTTAATAAAGGCTTTCATTGTCGTGTGCTTGTGGTCTGACACCATTGTGGCTACTATCTTGCGTTCTGTCTTTAAGTAGTTCTTAGGGTCTTTCAGAGCGTCTGGTAGCCCATTAAAGACTGGGTTAGCTGTTGCTTTGGCTATTAGTTTATGTATTTTTTTCATTAGAGTCCTATATTACGCTTTTTATTTCTTTGAGGCTTTACGACATGAGGGCAACTATCCCACCCTTCTCTACAGCAGATAGGAATCTGCATAGTAAACTTTTCGCCTTTGTCTAGGGTTTTTATTACTGGTGGCCCATCCACTTCTTTATCTTCCATTTTTTATTAGTATCGTAACAATCTACTGTTAGATAATTACCCGTTAATATTCTCTTAATATTCTTGGTGCGATTCTCATATATATGCTCGGCTTTGCTTGCTATGGTGTTTTTCATTCTCATAAAGGAAGCTATTGTGTCCTCTCTGTTGCGTGTGCAGTAGATTATATCTGAGTTTAGGTTTATATACTCAGCCAATAGTTTAGGATTATCTGCAATTCCAGGGTCTTTAAGCCCCCAAGGTTCTTTTCTGGCGTTTACTAGCTTCTTAAATCTATCTTCCCACATATTCCACCTTTCATAAGTGTCATATTCTTCGCTTAGCCCTAACACAAACCACATCATATTAAGCTCTTGGAAGTCTCTGTCCTCAAAGTATCCTTTAGGGTTGAACTTATCACCTGCGTGGTGTCTTTTACCCATGTTTACACCTAATTCTATTAGTATCTGGGCTACTTCGGAAGTTCCTGCCCTGCCTGTGCTTACTACTAATATCATATTGCTAGATTAACCTTTTTTCTTCTTACCCTGTTTGAATAATTATCACCCATTTGTTTTCTAAGTTCTTGTTTCCTTTTAATGGGAGCTAAACTTACTATTCCATATTTTATAGCATCCATGCTGTGATCCCATAAGCCTACTGGTTCATTTAGTACCTTATCGTCTTTGTCCATATCCCACATATAGTTCATGTACTCCTTGATTGTGTTTACGCTTCTCTTTGTTATGCTGATTTTTTGTTCTTGTACTATACCTATAGCCCATCGGTTATAAGTCATCTTTGGGCCTGTCTTTTCGGCTTTCTTAATAGCTCCTGTTATATTGACTCCATAGAGTTTTATTTCGTCTATGCTTTTAGGCTCTGATGAGTCTGCAACTGTTAAGGCTCTGTGTTCTTGGTTTATAAGTATATCGGCTAACTGTTTGTTGCTTAGTCCTTTCTGGTAGGTTATTTCATCTAAGATGTAACCACCATTGTAATAATATATCGCTATTATTGACGCTGGGTCATTTGAATAGCCAAAGTCTAAACAGTATCTTTCTAGTCTAGCCTCGTGGGGTATTTCACCTATAACATTCCAGTCCTTGTATATCTTTCTTTCCATTGTGTTAGGTTCTCCTAACCATTTATGTTTATACAATGCTGGTCTGTTTTTCTTGTCATCTTCTATTTCTTTCAGAATGTTATCGGGCATCATGTCATACTTGATAGCTATGTCGTAGTTCTCATTGATTATCAAAGTATCTGGTCTGCCCTCAATTACTAGCCTTTGGTGTACTGGATCATCTTCTAAGAGTCTGTTGTATGTATATATAATTTGTGAGCCTGGCTTTCTTATTGTTGGGGTCAAGACTTCTAGGCTTCTCTTAGAAACTGTTTGTGCTTCTTCTACCCATGCTTTATCAATACCCTCTGTTGATTTAATGTTCTGTTCGTTATGGTGTAGCCCTTTAAATATAAAATCCGAGCCTGTTATTGTATTTATTATTGCTTTGTCCGTTACTCTAAAATCAGTTAGCTCATATAGTTTAATTAAGTCTGCAAGTAGTTGATGTGAGCTGTCTGCTATTGAGTTTTGAAATTCCCTGAAACAAGCCATTCTCATTTTCTTTTGTCTAGCCTGTATAAGTAATACTCTTGCTACTGTATGAGATTTTAATGAATACCTACCACCAAATACGGCAGCTTCTCTCCAGTTACTATCAAATAGTGGCTTATATTCAATTGGTATTTTTATTGTTTTCATCTAAAAACTTGACCAGTACGGGTAATGCCTCGCCATCACTTGTTACATCTGACTTTTCTCTCATGCCATGATTAGAACTCAAGATTAACTTAGCAATAGTTGGATTATACTCTCCTGATAATCCCATATTTATTAGTCTATTCTGTTGCTCTATGCGTATTTTGTCCAAAGCGTGTAAAAACTCTCTGTTTTCCTTTTCCCAATTATAAACGCTTTTCTTTGATACACCTATAAAACCAGCAAAACCCTCTATTGTAGGGAGTTTTACTTTTAGTTTATGTTCAAACTTTTCATAGCCTTTATCACTTTTTAATTGGACAACCCTAACTTCCTCGTCAGTATTACTAGCCAAGTATTCTTCTACTTTGTCAATATATTCTTCTTTGAACTCATTTGGTCTCATTGTTTATTGTTCGTTATGTGCTGTGCTAGGCATACCTGATTCAGTATTGCCTGCTGTCTTAGGGCTTTCTAGTTGACTACCCTCATGAGTTGGTACTCTTGGGCTTTGACCTGATCCTACTCTTTTGTTTGGTTCTTGGGCTTTTTGTTCTTCTCTTTCTATTTGCATAATATTGTTTTATTGTTTAGCGACCTTTCCATAAATAAACTTATCAGCCTCTTTTTTGGTCATCTTCTTCTTTCGGGCTGTTCTTTTTAATCTGTGTAACTTTTTATCTTTTCCCATAGGGATTTTTTCTTTCCTTGATGTTTTAGTATTAGTTTTATTCTATCAATTTCGGTTGTGTTTCTACCTATTTGGTTTGCGTTTAGTGTTACTTCTCTTTCCAATTCTTTTAGGCCGTTTTTTTCTACAGCCGAATTTTCCCTTGAAGCATTTTCCAAGGCTATAACCCTCCGAGTTAAGAGTAACATTTCTTGTTCTATCATTCCTTAATAGTAGCACCTTTTGCCCATTTACGCAAACAAACCACTTAGACTACAAATTTTTAATTTTCTTGCCCAGTATTGTCTTAATCTTTCTTTTTCGGGCATTCTATAATTCCAACCACAAACACATTCTTTATCTTCCACTCTGAAAAGTATGCCACATCTAGGGCAGTTGTCTTGTAACACCACTCTTGCACCATTTACATAGGTATTGTTGAACTTTCTTTCTATTCTGGGGCGTTCTTTTTGATTCTGGGCTAGTTCTGGTGTTATGTTAGGTTCTAATTCGGCTCTTAGTTCTTCATACATAGTGACGGGGGATTGGAATTGCACCAACATTATCTAATATCAACAAGCTAGCTGTTGCCTACCCCGACATTTTAATTAGTGAGGGCTTGGTTTTTTAACCATTCAATGCCAGCCCTCATGGCAATTATTTCCTCATCTTCTTTCTTTGACACCTATAGCATTCTATTTTAGACCCTTTTCGTAACCGATCAATTGCCTCTGGTATTCTCCATCTGCCTCTTATTAGCATCATTCCACACGAACAAAACGGATATTTGTATAGGTTGTCTTTCTTTTGTTCTACTTTTTGCATCGTTTCCTCCTTACTAGCTTTGAGGGGCTAGTTTCCCTTTGTTAAATTATTCTTATTTTTGTACGGATAATCCTATTTCCTGTTTGTGGGCAAATTTCTTCTTCAAAATCAATTAGACCATCTTCAAGCATTTTTTCTGCAAAACTTCGTGCTATTTTCCATTTAATCTCTTTCTGTAAACGAATACTATCTTCTGTAGCCACAATATCAATAGAACTTAAAGTGTGTGAGTGTTGGTAAACCTTTATCCATTTCCTAAAACAAAGTCTAGCCAATTTTCTAAAATATTTTTTTAGTTTCTCCATTTTATTTGTTTATTATTATTTAATAATTCACTGGGTTTGAGACAGTTTTCCATTCCCTTTGAGAGCTTTTATCGCCCATCAGATATATCGTGGGTAGG